TTGCTGTGTAGTTCCTACCTTTTGTTTGATTTTGTCACTCATGTCGACGTTTGAAGGCGTTACGCCATTCTCTAACTCTGTCTCACCTCTTGTAACAAACTCATATCCGCTATCTAGTGCTGATTCAACATTTCCATCATCATTCATCCAACACATATGATGACCTGGAATATCAAACTTTACAGCCAAAGTCAGTCTTGGAACACCAATTGAGTTACGTCTAGGGCGCTGTGCCTGTGAACGAACCGTCTCGGTCTCTCGGTCAGATACAGACCGCACTTGTGTTTCAGGACTACTTTGTGTTTTGCTTACTCTTGGCATTATAATACTCCTAACTTATTTTAAGTGATTTTACTATAAATACAATGGTTATTCACCAAAATATTCTTTTAAATATGCTTCTCTTGTAATCAATCCCTGTTTTTCAAACTTCTGACAGGCTTGTTTAGCTTCTGGGGGCAAGTCGTTATATCCTTTACCACCTTTAGAATTAGACTTAGGAGCAGTAGTTCCCTCTACAGGAGATGGGCGAGCACGATTAGAATTGGTAAACTTTTCAGGATACATCTTCTTAACACGCTTAGTAACCTCGTCTAGGAACTCAGAACCAATCAATGTTGGGTTTTGACGCTTGATAACTTCACCGATTAGGTTAGCTTCATTAGTCAATTCTGTATCTTTACCAAACCAAGTGTTATCTTCATTCCATTGAACAAAGGTTGGGTCAGGCTGGTTTGATGCACGAGCGGCTACAGGCTCAGGTTTTTGGGATTTAAGTTCGTCAATAGCATCATCAATCTGTAGAACCTTATCACCGTCACCAGTAGAGATGGCTTCTTTCTTTTGGTCACGCAAATCTGACATGGCACGGTCATAAGCACGTTTTTCAGTCTCAGCGTGGAACTTTTTAAATTCCATCATTGTGGACTTCATTTCAGATACTTCACGCTTTAAAAAATCGTTGTCTTTACGCAACAGAGCATTAATCTCTTTACCCTTCTTTACAAAGGTTTCTGCGTCAACCCATTTGTCATCTGGGCCGTTATAGTCTTCTTGGGGAACCCAACCTTGACGTTTAGCTTCTAATAACGTTTCTTCATCAACCTCAGGTGTGGCATCAGATTGCACATCTGCTTCTTGGGAAGGTGAACCATCTAATGATTCGGCCGATACTTGTTCTAATTCTTCACTCATTTTCTATCTCCTAGTTTGGTAAGGCATATATCTAAATCGTTTAATACACGGTATTCTATTCCGTCTTCTGATTCGTCTGGCGTGATAAGCTGACCAGCGTAACGTCCAAACTTGACGTAGTCTCCGACTGCACACCAAGGTTCGTCTTGGTCGGAATAAGCAGTATTCCCAATTTCGACGACGATTCCACCGTCTTGACCAAGCTGTTCTCGTTTAGTAACGTCTTTGGGAATAATAATGCCGCCTTGAGTAACCTCTTCAACTTTGGTTACCTTTACCAAGACACGATGACCCGTTGGCTTCCAGCCACTTGAATTTAGTGTATCGCTCATTAGACCCCCGTAATATCTTCATAAGTCAAATCAAGAATTTGATTGATGGAATATACCCCACCTAATGCAAACTGATTTTCCCCGTCAGTTACAAACTGTCGATTAGCCCACGCCTCTTGGGTTTCAACTTTAGCCTTCTTTAGAAAATTAAAGAATTCCTCAGTTACGTGGTACGTTTTCCATTCCTTGAATTCCTGCTCCGTCATTGCTAGTTTCCTTATCTAAGTTTTGCATCATCTCTATTGACTTAATAATCCCATCTACGTGCGCTCTCTTGGCACCTATTTGGGCTTCTAACATAGCTATAGCATGACCAGATTGAACGCCATCTGCTTGTTCAAGTTCCAATACTGCTTTAGCCTGTAGCTCGGTAATCTTGGCTTGTTGTAGCTCTGCTTCTTGCATGAGTTTGGCAATACCAAGTTTAAATCTGAGTTGGTGATTCATCTGACGCTCATCGTTCTTCATCTTCTCGATTTGCATTTTTTCCGATGGGCCTGGCTTGATAGCGTTAGGGCCTTTAGGGTCAGGGAGAATCTGGTCAATAGCGTTTACTTTGAGTGCGTCTAAGTAACGCTTTTGGACTTCATACATATTGAAGCCACCAGAGGATTGTGCTAACTGTAATACGGCTTGTGCTTGCATCTGACGTTGACTATCTGAAACAACGTTAGGGTCGGCAGCAGGTTTAACTAACTTCATATCCATAGAATAGTCGTCAGGCAACACGAATTGAAGTTCGTTGTTGTACTCAAACTCTACTGGCTCACTTGGCAAGTAGAGTTGATTGAGACGATATAGCTTTTGGAATTCTTCTTTCATGGCTCTCCAAGTACGCTTGTAGATACCATTAAATACTTTCATACCCTGCTCTACTACGTTACGACTTGTCTCAGCAGGAGTATTTTGACCAGGGCTTACGCCTGTCATCATATCGGTTGCACCAGCAATACGCTCACCATAGTTGATAAGCAGTTGCAATAATTGGAACGATACACCGTTAGGTTCGCGGATAGGCAATGGGAAGATGTTGGCACGTAAGTCATCGCCCGTGCTGTCTACACGCTTCCACTCATGTGGCTTGAATGTGTAGTCGCCACCTTTAATCTTAACGCCACGTCCTAAGAATCCACCGCCAGTAACGCTCATCGTACCAGCATCAATCAACTGGTTAACAATGGTGTTTACTGAATCATTAGTAGGCCCAAGCAATACACCAAAGCCTAAATCGTAGAAGCCACCGTCTGGGCTAGGAACAAAGCCATACTTTGTGAAGTACTGTTCAGGCTTAATTCGGATAATTTCACCGTTGTGGTACTCAATCGAGTCTTCAAAGTAACGGGCAACGATACGGTAGATTTTGCCAGTGTCTCTACGGATGTAGGCAATGTACGGCTCTTTGTATCCATCTTCATCAAAATCATGCCAAAAGTGAGTTTCAAAAAATTCGTAAGGAGTATCAGGGTCACCTGATTGCTGACGAACGCCTTGTGCGTCTTCTTTAGCTTGGGTAAGCATAGAGACGTTAGGAAGACTAGGTTGTACTTCGTCTTCTACTTTTAAAAATACTCCACGTACCTGACGCTCGTGCAAGTCGTTGCTTGACAAAAGAATTCGATGTGAGACTCTTGGGGATTCTGCAATTGACTTGGTATAGTAATTGACAACGAAATCATTAGGAAGAACAAGCTCAGAGACATTATGACCTTTTACTGGGTCAAAATAAGACTTCTTGATTGCGGTACCAGCGATAGCTTGAACCAGCAAAGTCTTGTCAGTGTTCTCTTCCCAACCTTCATCTTCTTCCATTACTTGGTAAGTCATGTGACGGGAGATGCGGTCTGCACGTTTGTGCATTTCGCCATCGTCATCTTTACCATACACCTTACATTTGACCACTTCGTTATTAGAGATTAATGCAGGGTAGGCACGACTATGATACTGCATTGCAGCAATAGTAATCAACGGGAACTTCACATTAGAAGCACCAGGCCAAGGGAATGTTTTACGCTCAACCACTTGAAGTGCCAGTTTGCTGGCTTTCTCATTACGCTCTTCCCAATCTAAACGGGAAGTTAAGTCAAGATTGATTTCATCCATCAATCTGAAGCCTAATGAGGATAACTCCTCTGAATCCATATCTTCAGCGATATTGGGGGAACGCAGGAGTTCTTCTATTTTCATTGTTTACCTTATAATCTTTAAAGGAAAATACTACAGTATTGTAACAGAGTCAATACCTAACACTATTCCTAGACACAGAATTTATTGTCTAGTAACCTGTATAGACTGATTGACCTTCAAATAAACCGCCACCGTATTCTTTTTCGTACTCTTCATCGTCTATTTCTTCTTTGGTCGGTGCCATAGTTACCTTGTCTAAAGCCAGACCAATATAGGCTAGTGCGTCAACTTGGTCATCGTGCTGACCTCTTGGGAATACCAACATTTCATCTATTAGACCAGCGTACCAGTTCTTGTCCTTATTAAACCGTACCCCACCAGCCCTCATACGAGCCTGTAATGGTTTAGCACGTTGCTCTTTATCGACCTTTGGAGTGACTGCGTGTAGGTTAATGTACATTCCCCGTTTAACCATCTCGGCATTTAAGAACGCATCTAGGGTATGTTTAATCTGCCCTTTCTCGGCTATGAACAGGTTAGGCTCATACTTTTCTTGTATCCAAAACATATTCTCGATAATTTCAAAGCCATCCCACCTGCCCCTACGAATATCGACTACGTGGACTAATCCTTCTTGGTCGATGCCCGCCACCGCAATAACGGTATAGTCAGACTTGGTCTTCTTTGTAATAGCAAAGTCAATTGCCGCATAATACTCAAGGTAATCAGGAGTATCGCTATGAATAAAATCATCCCTATGAAAATAGGCATTTTCAGCGTCAATAGGCTTATTGAGATATTCCTGGCTATATCCATCAGGGTTTCCTTGGTTAATATAGGATTGTCGGATTTCTTCTAGTTTGGCTTTACCTAGCTTCTCAGGCCATAGTATTTCGGTAAAGTCTTCATTGTGGGCGGCAAAACGTTCAGAATCCCATAGGCTATCTTTTAATAGGCGTTCTAAGGCAGAGTCCATGTGTAGGACGGTTCCTACCATCCGTATCTTGCAATATTCTGAGCCGCAAGGAAACAGGTCATTAAATAGCCAGTTACGGAACTTCTCACGACGTTGGGGGTTCATTACCTGCTCGGCACCCTCGGCATCGTCAATAATGATT